CTGCCCACGGCAACGAAGGCGTTCACGATGGTGATCGACCAAGGCGAGCAGGACGGCTTCCTGATCCCGGCCGGCATGGGCTGGGCGACCGGCGCGATTTCGACCAAAGGCAGTATCAAGCTGACTGGCCAGCTCGGCGATGCTCAGCCGATCAAGGGCAGCCTTAAGCTCGGGGCAACCGGTCAGGCCCTGCTCTGGCTGAAACCCTACCGCAACCTCTCGTCGCGGATCGGCGGCGTGGTATCCCTTCACGAGACTGGCGGCATCCTGGCCACTGCGCTCGCCAAAACTGATCGCAAGCTCTGGTGGTATCGGGCTACCGATACGGCGGAACTTGGCTACAGCAGCGGCTTCGGGCCGGTTCCCGCCGAGGTGGGAACACGGGCTCATGGATCAGCGACAACATCAGCAGCGCTTGCAGCTGCACTGGGGCTGACCCAGGAGCGATTCCGGAATGTCGTCATCGAAGGTGGCGGCCTCCCCGACCAATCGTGGTCGACCACATTGCCCGAGACCTTGGCTCTCGACGCCAGCTTCAACCTCGCCGCCGTCCCCATCCCTGGCCGCCTGATGGCTCCCTGGCAAGGCTCGGTGAATGCCAAGATCGGCAGCTTCAGCGGCACCCTCGACGTCGCCGCCTCCACCAGCGGCATCATCCCCGGCAAGGCTGCGGTGAGCGGGGTCCTCTTCCCATCGGCCGAAGTCGACGCGGTAGTCGGAGCTGGTCTCGTGAAGATCCCCGTGGTGGGCAAGCCGGGAGCATTCCGCACCGGAGCAGTGGTCTTGTCGCGCTGATCCTTCACCCTCGCCACCTGCGCCCTTGGGACAGACAAAACATTTTGAATCCCCCTCGACACCGAAACCACCGGCTTCGTAAAGACGAGCTTCCCGCGATTGTAGCCGAAACCGCCCTGTCTCACAAGCGAACCATATTCAAACTGCCGGCGAGGTTACTCCAACGCCAGCATTGCCTGTTGTTGAGGAATGCAGTGCGAACGACGTGGGGGCGGACGGGCGTGTGTAAATCTTCGCTCGCAGACCACCTCTCTCTGCTCCGTCTCCAGTGGCGGGAGTCGGTTGACTCCACTCCCAGCGCATGAGCGCCCTGAGAGTCACCCTTGGAGCCGACATCACCGCCTTGAAGCGGGCCATGGCCGGTGCCACCGAGCTGGTCGGAGCGTCGGCCCGGCGGATGGGGAGACTCACCGGCGCGGGACTGGCTGGCCTTGGCAGGGGCGGTGCGGCCGCCTTGCAAAAGGGCTTCAATGTCGCCGGAACCGCGTTCAAGGCCTCCATCGGCGCGGCGATGGCCGGCGGGGTCGCTGCGGTGGGAGTCGGCATGAAGGCGGTTACGGCCGCCGCCGACTTCGAGCAGACCAAGGTCGCCTTCACCACGCTGATCGGCGACGCCGCCAAGGCCGAACAAACCCTGGCCAAGCTCCGTGAACTCGGAGCCAAGACGCCCTTCGAATTCCCGGAACTGGCGGATGCCGGCCGCAAGCTCATCGCCTTCGGTGAATCCGCCGACTCGGTGCCCGAAACCCTCCGTCGGATCGGCGACGTGTCGGCGGGCGTGCAGGCTCCGGTCAACGAGATCGCGGAACTCTACGGCAAGGCGCGGGTCCAGGGGCGGCTCTTCGCCGAGGACATCAACCAGCTCACCGGCCGTGGTATCCCGATCATCCAGGAACTCGCCAAGCAGTTCGGCGTGTCGGATTCGGAAGTGAAGAAACTGGTCGAGTCCGGCCAGGTCGGCTTCCCGGCCATCGAGCAGGCTTTCGCTTCGATGACCTCCCAGGGCGGCCGGTTCTCCGGCATGATGGACGCGCAGAGCAAGACGACCGCCGGTCTTTTCTCCACGCTCAAGGACACGATCAACGAGGTCTTCCTCACCCTCGGCCAGCCGATCAACGACTCGATCCGTGTCCTGGCCGAACAGGCAATCGGGCTCGTCCAGCAGCTCACTCCGCTCGCCACCGAAGCGGGCAAGCGGGTCAAGGATGCCGTGATGTTCGTCATCGCCGCGTTCAAGAGCGGCCAGCTTCTCGACCTGGTTTCCTCCGCGCTGAAGCTCGGGTTCGCGGTGGGCGTGAACGCGCTGGTCAACGGCTTCCGCGCCGCCATCGAATTCTTCTGGAACCTGATCACCGACGGCGCGATGTGGAAGAGCCTCGGCACTACCCTGCTCGGGCTGGTGGCAGGCTTCGGTGCCGCGCTGCTCAACGCGTTCCAGACGCCCATCGTCTATCTGCAATCCGGCATGGAATGGGTGATCGCTCACCTGCTCAAGGGACTGCTCAAGATCCCGGGGATGAACGAGCTGCTCGGCTTCGAGGCGGGCGATGTGGAAACCAACTTCGGAAACATCCTCAAGGACCGCAAGGAATCGGGCGCGGACCTGTTCGGCATGAACTTCAAGGAGATCGCCGAAGGTGCGCAGGGACTCATCGGTCAGGGGGCACCGAAGCTCGGCGAACGGGTGGCGGAGGCGGCACGCAAGGCTGGTGAATCGACCGGCAGCGAACTCATCGACACCCGCGGCCTGCGGGACAGCTTCGGCAAGGTGGCACAGTCGATCCGCGACACGATGCCCAAGCCCGAGGAGGCCGCCAAGACGGTTGCAGCAGCGGGCAAGGTCAGCGGCAGCGCGCCGTCAGCCGCCAAACCCAGTGCTTCCACCCTCGCCCCGATCGTCACCTCGCTCGGCAAGGTCGGCGGCGGCGGCTACTCGGCCGGGGCCTTGGACGCACAGCGCGAGAACAACCGGCTGACCGGCGAAACCAACCGTCTGCTCAACGACCTCAACCGGCGGGTCGACAAGCTCGGCGGCGGCGGTCAGGCGGCCTTCGGTTGACGCCGTGCCCCGGCCAAGATGCCGAGACACGTTGCCATCCAGCCGGGACGCCTTTACCCGCAGCCGGGCTACTCCGTCCAGATCGACAAGGAGGGGAAGTGGACCGCCACCCAGATCTTCCTCTGCCACCGGAGTTCCGCCGTCGCCCTGATGCCGCGACCCGGCACGGTCCACCCAGAGATCAACTTCATCCAGGTCTCGCAGGTCACCGCCAGCTTCACCGAGGGCGACCTCGCCGAAATCGTCTGCCAGTATGCCGGGGCGGAGGAAAAGGAAGAAGCCGACGAAAAGAACAACGCCGTCTATTCGATGGGGCTATCCCTGTCGGAGGAGCCGCTGCTCAGCCATCCTCGCTACAAGGACCTCGAAGACAAGGAACGCGAGGCGATCCAGCTGATCCAGTCCGGCAAGGACAAGGACGACCAGGGCAACAAGCTCCGCGACAAGATCGAGAGCGAACTGGGCACGGAAGTTCTCGGTAAGATCGAACGCGGCCAGACCAGCTACTACAGCCCGCGCGTCACCTGGCGCGAAAGCTGGGTGCGCGACAGGCCGGCGAAGTCGTCGGATCTCAACGACATCGGGAACATCTCGGAGCCGTCCGGCGAAGTGCCGGAACTGGCCGGAGGCCGCAACTGGCTGCTCAACGGCGTGAGCCAGTCACAGGAGGGCAAGTCATTCCGCATCGAGATGGAATGGCTGGCCAGCGACCGTGGAGGCTGGGATGAGGACATCTATCAGGAGGAGGAGGAATGAACCGGCTGCCAGCCAGAAAGAAGCGCGGGGATCCGGTGCTTGCCGAGGACTGGAACGCCCTGCTCGATGCCATCGCGTCGCGCACGCCACGACCGGGGACGGGGCTTGAACTCATCGCCTCGTCGGGCGGATTCGCCTATTCCAAGCCTGGTCCTGGTATCGCTCCAGCTCAGAATCTGCCGCCCTTCGCGGTCATCGGCATCGAGAAGAAGGACGGGGCCTTCCGGGTCACGATCAAGGAAGGCTGGGTGATCGAGCGCAAACCCAAGTACGGCGACACGCCCGCGGTGAAGTTCCACATCCCGAAAGTGGGCGAAGAGACGCTCGACACCATCCCGCGCCCGCAGATCGACATGTCCATCGGCGACACCCTCTGGTGCAAGATCGTCACGGACGAGATGGGCGAGATCAGCGAAGAGCCCGAGATCCTCGCGGCGGCCGGCGATCAGGATGGCAACCACTACTATCCCGTGGACCCGGAAGGATCGGGCAGCGACGGCGAGTGCTTCGTGAAGCTCTTCAAGTTGGAGGACGACGACGGGACACCCAAGGTGAAAGTCTATCAGCAGAGCGACATCGAACACTGGGCGCAGCTCTGGACCGGAGAAAACAAGGGGGCCGGCGCCAAGGTGTTCAAGGACCACAAGGAGGACGCCAACGTCTACCGCTTCCGAACGGTCCGCGGCGACTACGGCATCGGCGAGACGGAGACCACCGACGAGGTGGAACTCGACTTCCGGGCGACCAACGTCGGCGCGGGAAAACCGGTCTGGGTGGTCCCTGAGGAAGGCGGCGAGCCGGTGGAAGATCCGCCCGACGGGCCGGCGGCATTCCGCAGCATCGCCGAGCGGGCGACCCAGCCGGAAATCCGGGTGAAGTGCGAGCGACCGAATCCGGGCGATCCGCTGCCGCAGGAGATCCGCATCGAGGGCAATGGCTACGACGCCGGGATCGTTTCCGCCCGCAAGATCACCATGACGGTGCGCGACGGGCTGGTGAAGTCCCTGCTTTCAGAGGAAGTCACGACCGGCAATCTCAACCTGGAGATCCTCAACTTCAGCTACAACAACGACGGTGAACTCTATGGCGAGCCCTACCTTTCGGGCATCCTCTACTGGCGCGACGGTCTCTTTGTCGGAGTGACCGACCCGACCCCCGGCAGCGAGCCCCCGGGTTTGCTGACCCGCCAGGTGGCATGGCTGGTTTCGGCGGCCTGAGCCCCGGTTGACAGCAGCCCACCGGCGTGAGGCTCTACGTTGACCTGGAGACATTGGAATTGATCGAGGGGCCGGGATTCCGCAACCCGCTGACCTCGCTGCGCTTCAAGCGCGGGGACGCGGCCCGGCTCGAAGTGAGCTTCCTTTCCAACGGGACCACCGCGGCCGAGATCGGCGACCCGGCCACCCTGGAACTCCAGTTGGGGATCAAGCCGCGCGGTCGCTACGACGTCGGCTATCTCGTCCACGAATCGGCCTGGACGCTGCCAGCCGGCGGCGCGGCGAGTCCGCTCTACTTTTGCACGCCGAGCTTCAACACGGTCGAACTCGATTCGGCGATGCAGGTCGGTTCGTCCACCGGCACGGAGCTTTCCG